AATCTCCAAATAGTATATCCTATAATAATACCTACAACAACAAAAGTCAAGTCCACTTATACAAAAACATTAAAATCAAGACCTATGCAATTACCACAATTAAAAATTTCCTCTTTATTTTCAGACCCCAAAACCGTATAATATCCATTACCATCAACATCATACATTTTATCAAATCCTAATATGTCTGGTGCAACATATGTTTCTAGCTTCTCTTTCATATTCATGTAGTCTTTATTTTGATTCCAAAAAAGTTTATGCCATGTTTCTATGGTAAAATATTTCTCAATGATATCATACCACTCTTTTTCCTCATGTGAATTTTTAATGAATTTATAATTTTCTGGATTGACACGATGATTAAAACCACCATGATGATCTGTCAAATCTATATATATTAGCCCTTGTGAATTTTTTTTACAATGATTTTTCATTCCTTTCAGAAATAAGTCTATATTATCTGACTTAATATGTTCCAAGACTGCTGAACACAACCATGCATCGGCTTTATGAGTTATTGTTTTTGAGAGATCAGTTATGTCAAAGAAGAATATTTCATCAGCTATAATTTTAAACCATTCCATATCTGGATGATCCATGTCTGAATGATTATATAAATCTTTCTCTGACCTTTCAACTATAATTATATAATAACCCTTTTTTTTATATTCGATTGCAACTTGCAAGTTGGGCCCACATCCAAAATCAATAAAAACTGGTTTATTCATATTATTTTTCAAATAGGAGACTTGACTCATGCAAAAAAATCGTGTACATTAAGTATGTGCTTGGGTCAATGAATAAGTTTAGAATTTGTTTTAATCTGTCTTAAAAGGTCATCATATACATCTTCATCAGATTCTTCTTCTTCATCTTCAGCAATTAAATTATTTCCCCCCTCCCAATCCTCGTCAATTCTAAGCATTACATACTCATAATATTTCGACAATCCTACGGAGGCGTCAGCTATAAGAATACACTGATTTTTCTCTATATTGAAATATTTTTGGTCTGTAAAATGCTGCATCCAAGGTGTCAGGTTCAAGGTTTCACCTATCCCGCCTCTTCGACTTTTTATTGGAACAACATCCATCCTTAACGGATTTATAATGTCATACATCTTATCGTCATGAGCACTTAGCTCACAAACAATCATTTCACCGTTAGACAATTTCAAAACTTTATAAGAATCTAAGTTCATTTTAAGTTTATCCTTCTAATTTCATAATCAAACTTTTGGTCATCATATATATTTATGCGTTCTCTGAAGTGTCTTAAAGTGAAATTGAGTTTAGAATTAATGGCAAGATCATCGGCGACATCATAGAGTCGTAGGGTTTTATTCCCTCCTTGTTGTCGCAACCCACGCCCAAGCGACTGAAGCACTCTGATTTTGCTTTTTGAGGGGCTTGCGAACACGATGTTGTTAATGTTGCGAATGTTAATACCAGTGCTGAAAGTACCGTAACTCGCAACAATGATGGCATTTTCCTCATTTTCTACTATCTCCCTTATTTCTTCTCTTGTATTTGTATCCACGCCACCATAAACAAAAAACACTTTTCTTTCTTCATATTTATCTTCTATTAGGTTATGGAGAGGTTTGCCGTGTTTTTCTACAAACTGAAAAAGAACGAGAGTGTTACCATTAATATGGCCCACAAGATCACATAAAAAATTATTCCTTTCAACCTTAGTAACGATATATTCGAGTTCTGCGGCATATTCAAAGTCCTTTACTATTTGCCTATCCTCATCAGGATATTTTAAAATTATGCAATCAATTTTTAAATTAGCTAACGTCTTATCATCTATTAACTCTTTAGTTGTAACCACATATTTTGCTTTACCAAATAAACCCTCTAATACTAGTCTGTGTGTTTGTGTCCCATCTAATGTGCCTGTCAGACCAAAACGGTATTTACAAGTGTCAAGTTTTGTTAGTATACCAGTGAGAGATTTAGCTTTGAACAAATGTGCTTCATCTCCAAACACTGCTCCAAACTGTCTAAAATATTGTCTGGGCATTCTGTGAATAGATTGCCAAGTTGATATTACAACATCCTTTGTTACCTTTTTATCGTACCCCTGATATATTTTTTGACAGTATGTTCCAGAACTCCAACCGTAATCCTCAAAGTCTTTATACATCTGTTCGACAAGCGAAGTGGTTGGAACTAAAATTAAAGTTTTCAATTCCATCATATGGTAGTATCTAACAAGACAATATATTATTAACGACTTACCAGAAGCAGTAGGAGAAATAAGAAGAGAACGATTTGTGGCAATAGCATGGGCAATTGCATCAATTTGATAATCTCGTACTTTAATTCTTCTTCCATTAAGTGTCGGTCTAAGCCCTCGTACAAATCCTTCGACCACACTTGCGGCAACATCTCTTTCACTTCTGATTCCGTCTGCCAATTCATAATGTTCACCATTATTTTTAAGGTACTCTTCTATATAGGGAAGAAGTCCTACATAAATTTCACCTGTGACAATATTATACAATCTAATTTTTCCATCCCACATCTTACTTCTATATGCAGGCATGTACTTGAAGCCGGGAACTTCAAAGGTAAAGAAATCATTGAGTTCAGCCGCTATGGATGGTTCAACGTCAGTGAGTTTTAAATTGACTTCATTCTTTTTAGATATTAGCATTTTGGAAAGTTCCCACTTCCCCATATTCACCCCTAGCAATAATGTTCCAAGATATGCTTAGTCTATCTACGGGGGTTGGAGGAACCCAATGTTGTAACCACGCTGGAAAAATGTATCCTGTACATGGCAAACAATTGAATTGAATCATGCTAGAGTTATACTTGTTTGATTTCTTTCTCCTTGGAGACAGAACATTTGCTTGAACTCTAGGGTCAAAGAATTGTATTGGTGATGCTGGAGATTCAGAATGTAAGTAGAATACTCCAGAGAGCAAGTTATTAGAATGTGTGTGTGGTGGATGTGATTGAATTGGCTCTAGATGATTAGACCACATACTTGTCATTTCTATTTCGTCAAACTCGTATTGTAAATCATTTAGATATTTTTCATTTTGTTGATAAATAATATCTTTTAAATTTTGAAATGTTGATAAAAGTTGTAGGCCATCCTTAGATTGATGTACAATATCTTCATTTTCATTTGATAAAATGTATGCGCTCATTTGTGTGATATCTAGTTGACTAAGATCATCAAACCCACAATTGAACTGATATACTACTGTTGGGAATATTTCATGTTTGTTTACATTAACCATGATACTACACTCCACCTTTCACCTTTTGTTACTGATTTAACTTCATGAGGAAACATAAAATTTGAGGGAAAAATTAACGCCGAACCTTTTGCTGGTTTATATGTATTTTCAGCAACTATAATTTCGCCCCCTTCGTAATCATCATTTAAAAACAATAAGACTGAAGACTGTGGATAACCATATAGTTGACCATGAGAGTGGTGTATGTTGTCCACATGTAAGGACATAAAGCCACCGATACCATACCTATTAATACGAAAATCGGTATGATGTATACAGCTAAATAGTTCATGTTCTTCTCCATAAAATCTCATGGATTTTAAAACAGATTCCCTTAAACTTGGATAAGGTCTATTTTCTTCTTTGACCCAAACCTCATCCATTTTAACTCGTTCTTCACTATTATTATTTTTCCCTTTATGACTGGAATATGTCGATGCACTCCAAGTCCAAGGATAATCTAAAACACCTTTGATTTGTTCATCAGAGATAACATTTTCATAATGACCAATCCAATAAGAAACATCCCTCAAGATTTCTTTAGTAATTTGAGTTAACATCAAAATCCTCCGGCCAAGAACTTTTTCCAATCTTGAGCATTACGAATATCCCATCCTCTATTATCTATGGACTTTATCACACCGTCTATAAACTCAACGATTGTCTCATAATACACAACCTTTTTTTCAAGTTCAATAATGTCCTCATCAGAGTTGATATACATCTGGAGGTCATTTTTTAAAACCTTCAAATCAAATGGTTTAGCAGCATAAATCTTTGCGTCAGCTTTGCCACCATAATACTCCCATTTCTCACGATACAATCTTTTGTGTTCACCTTTACATTGAAACATCATAAGTTTATATTTGGACTTGTAGTCCAGCCATTTTGGTTTGATGATTTGATTTTTATAAGATTGTTGGTGTAGGTCTTCATCATCTAGTATAATAAGGTCTTCTTTTGCTTCTATTTGTAATTCACTTAACTTATCCATTTATTTCCTTTATAATGTAGTAAATTCATATATCTGATATGAGAATGTTGCACTTGCCGTTATATATTGAACATCTGTGCTATCCTGACTAAACTGTATTGCACTAAGTGCCACAGGATATAAATTTTGATAATCAACTTGAAGAATAGGATTATTTTTGTTTGATAATACTATTAAGTTGGCATCAGAAAATAAAGCGTTTGCCGCAGTAGCTTGTCCAACTCTTTCTTTTGATGGAGTTCCCACAGATGCACTAGGTGTATTTGATGTATTAGACCTAAAATCTCTGAACTGTTTTCTGTCTTTTGGAAATCCTATAGCAGTCATCCACTCATGTAATGATCTATAGTTTTCTAGAAACTCATCAACAATGAAAGTTATCTCTAAATTTTCATAAGTAATTTTGTCGCCCATGATTGGAATATCTTTGAACGGTGTGGCAAACAATGCTTCCCCCATATTAATGCCGGGGATAGTTGCAGCCGTAGTGAAAAACTCAACCTTTGGTAATTGGTTAATACCAAAACGAAATTGAGTTGGGCTAAGATAATCTAGTTTATCTGGTTGTCTTGCAAGTGGACCTACGGTTGCCATGATATAGTTATTTATAAGAAAAAAAAGGGGTGCCCGAAGGCACCCCAAGTTTGTAGTCAAGTTTCTTATTCTTACATAAGGTTTGTAACTTTAACCCGACGATAGTAAGCATTTGTACTCGCTGCGAGTGAGATTGTAGCAGCTGTATTAGCGGCTTCAGCACCAGCACGGGCAAATGGGTTAGCAGCCATACCATAACGGGTCTTGAAACCAATTTTGGGCTGGAAGCTACTCTCACCAACCGCACGAACCATTTGCAACGGAACGTATGGGCAGTAGAACAGACCGGCATCATAAGGGGATGTTCCCTTATAACCAACAACATAGTACTGCGAAGCAGCTACGTTTGCTGAATACGGGTCAACATAAACCTTATAACGACCATTCATCACACCAGCAAATGTGGTCGATGTGTCATCAACATTAAGGTTGTTGTTAAGGGCAGGAGTGTAATCAAGAACACCAGCCATCTGAAGTGCCGAAGCAACATCAGCGGAGCAGATGATCATGTTACCCTTGCCACGACGAGTCTGTTGACCAATCGCATTTGCATCTCTTTCGATAGCAAACATCAGACCTTTGAACTTCTCAACCGACCAACGACCATTGGAGTCTGTGTCCAAGTCGAAGATACCGGCAGTCGTTGTATTGATCTGTGCGCCTGCAACAGCTGTGTTGTAAATCGAGCGAACAACCTCACGGTTGATTTCCGCCAGGATTTCTGTCGAAAGAATGTTAGCAAGTTCTGTCTCGGCGTCCAAACCGTGGATCGCTTTGAGGTCTTGCGCCAATTCCATCGAATACTCGGCTTTCAACGCACGGGAAACTGCCGTGACCGTTGACTTGTCGATGCTGAATGACATTTCAGCAAAAGCGTTTGTAGCACTGTCACCAAGTGCTTCAGCCTGAGCAGTTGTCATACCAGTTGCGAATGTGTAAGTGCCAGCAGAAGGGCTGTCGTTAAGAGCAGCAGGGTTGCTTTCACTTGCACCAATGTCGCCTGGGCCAGAAGTTGTACCAGCAGCGTTCTGGTTAGAGAAGTCACCAGAGAAACCGTTAGCAGCCGCACCAGTTGTCTCATCAACCAACGCTTCTTCACCGTCCATCGACAGGTGACGAGCACGCATGGCAAAGATAAGACCCGTAGGACCAGTCATCGGCTGAACACCGCAAACGTCATACGCAATCAGGTTTGGCATTGCACGGCGAACGAGAGAAATCAGGATCGGATCCCAATTTTGTACACCGGATACGTTAGAAGTAGGCACACTCTCCGAAAGGAAAGCCGCATCTTCTTTAAGAGCTTTCTCTTGGTTTTCGAGGATAACAGTGGTAACAGACCGCTTGTAGGCATCTTCAATCTGTGGAAGATCGGGATGTTCTAGGACTGGCGACCACTTTTCTTGTAGATGTTCTGCTTGAAACATTTGTTTCTCCTTTATTTTTATTACATCTATTTATTATAATATTAAACTTAGCGCCCGTTAATACGAGTCTCGACACGACCAATAGCAGACAAATATGCCTTCATTGTATCACTCGTATCAATGTCCTGTGCGGCGCTTCCGTAGTCATCTTCATTATGAATAACAGACTCTTCTAGAACTTCATTTTTTGGAAAATAACTTTCTTTTAGGGTGTCGAGTTTGGCACGGAAACCATCTTCATCCCCAAATTCAACATCTTCCACTAGAGAGGCAAACTTCTCAATCTCTGTGTCGGTCAGGTCAGAAGTAACTTCTGCAATGACCTGTTCCCGAACTAGTTCAGAATTCGCAGTTTTAATTTCAATATTCGACTCCATCATACCATTCAACTGCTCTTCTAGTTCAGCAATCTTTTCAGATTGTGCTTCCAGAACGTCATACTTTTCGTCTGGAACATCAATGTAATGATCTTCAAACAACTGTTTCAAACCAGAAATAAAGTCTTCAGCAATCTCACCTTTAAGTCCACGCTCAATTGCCAACTCGTTTTCTTTCATCCATTCCTCTACAACGTAATCGAGGTATTGATCTACTTTTTCTGCAAGTGACTGTTTGTACTCATCAACTTCTTCAGCAATTGCAATTTGTTGTTCTTCTACAATTCGTGTAACTTCTTCACGAGTCTTCGATTTAACAGCCGCTTCAAAGATTGTTGCGGCTTTCTCTTTAAATTCTTCTGAAAGGTCTTCGCCTTCCACCAAAGCTTCAACATCAGCAGTAATGTCGATGTTCTGAATGTGCATCTCTACAACTTCAGCAACTTCATCTTCATCAGTCTCCTCATGCATACCACTATTCATGGAACCATATGCAGCCATAAGGTCTTTCTTATTCATACCTTCCATTTTCTTGTGCATAGCAGCCATAAGGTCTTTTTTGCTCATATTATCTTCTTCTTCGACTTCTTCTTCATCATCTTCTTCATCTTCGTCATCTTCATCTTCGTCATCTTTATGAGCAGCTTCTTTGACCTTTTTAATCTTTTGCATTGGGTCAGGCTTGCCTTCACTCTTTTGTTGTGCATCACCAGAAACTTCTGATGCTTTATCAGCAGCAACATCAGTCGGTGAACTGGCCGCATCCGGCTCAACAACCGCTGCGCCGCCATCTTGAATTTCAGCGTTACCCACTGTCTTCAGTTTCTTTTTCCCCTCGGCAGGGACAGAACCTTTTTTCGGAGCATCAGCACCATTAGCTTCTTCAAGTTCCGCTAATACCTCCGCTTCAAGTTCCTCTATTGTTTGGTCTAATTCAGACATAGGAAGTCTCCTTTTGTTAAATAATATTTATAAATTATAATTTTTTGAGGAATTTAGCAAACTCCAATGCTTCCATATTCGCTTGCCTTTGACGCTTTTTAACATCAAATCTCTTTTTTACCTCTGCAACATGTGCCTCAATCAATGAGCCATTGTTCCAAACCCACTCTTTTCCTTCCATAACACCTTCTACAAAAGCGTTTGGGGCGGAAGGGTCTGCAACAATATCAGCAGCCGCCGCAAGGTAAAAATCATCTCTCACATACTTGGCACCATTCCTCTCGTCCAAGCTTCCCATGCCTCTAGATGAAACACCTAATTTTGTTCCCTCGTCCATCAAAGTTTTGACGATTTTACCCATAGGTGTTTCTAAAATACGAGCCTCACCAAGAACATCACTACCATCTGGTTTTAATGATGTAACTAGATGAGAGACTCTTTCAAGGTTGACTGTAGGACCGTCTGGATGACCTAACTCACCAAATGCCCTATTCTCGTCAACAAATTTCTTGTTATAGTTAGCAACTTCTTTCATTAACACATCTTTAGGATAGATACGACCATTACGGTTCTTAATATCACCCTGCATAAAGACGCCACGAATTTTGTAGTCTTTTTTACCGTTTTCTTTTTCTTCACAGATGTATTCCACATCTTGAATTGATTCTGAAATTAGTTTTATATTCATGCGCCTGGGTGTCCTTGTGCAACTTCTTCAACGTAAACAGCGCAATCACTACTAGCAGTTTCATTGATCACTGAAATACGGAATTCAGTTTCGGCTCTATCGTATAAAAGAAGTCCAGGCCCTGTCAAGTCTTCAGTTCCCTCTTCTAGTACTATTCCATTAGCACCTGTATCGGTTTCATTATTTTGTGCGACAGGAACGCCAGAAGCAAATCGTAGTGCCCGTTCTACATCAGGAGTCACTGTTGTTGTAGTCCCTGCTTTTAAGTAGAATGCATTTGAAGAGGTTGCTACAGGATAATCATCTGAAATAAGAAAGAGGGCATCTTGACCAGCAAACTCTGTTACTCTGTATGAAGAAGCTGGGGATAATTTGCCGAGAATGGCTTCATGTGCTGCGTCATCGGCTGTCTGTGCAGCGGTGACTGTTCCAGCAACTCTTAATGTTTTAAATGACATACCCTACTCCTATGTTGCTAACATTTCTTTTTCAAAGTATCTCATCAGTTCTTTTTCAGTAACACCAAACTTTTTAGACACTTCTCTTATAGTTTTCTCAAAAGTATTTAGGAAATCTGAAGGTTTAGAATCCATGATTTTGAAGATAGAATCGACAGCTTTCCGCATTTTAGGAGACAATTTCTTGTATTCCTTTGATGTTTTGTGCTCACTTCTCTCAAAAACTGTGGTTTGATAAACCTCATCAAGTTTCTTTAACATCATCAACCTTACTGTTGACAAAAGAATTTGCTAGTTCTTTTCTGTTTGACTCTAACGCACCGCCAACTTTGTCCATCATGGCATCTGAAAACTCAGATTCCGCTTTTAAATTATCACCAGATTCAATTGCATCTATAATTGATCTACTCATTTTCTACTCCTCTGATTCTCTTTCTGGGGGCACCTCTTGTGTATCGTTATCCTCTGGCTCAACAGGTTCGTCTGCTCCATCACCTCTTCTAATACCATCCTGTGAATCAGGAAGATTAATACCACCATCTTCTGGGTCCATCCCAGACTCTTTATTTATTTGTTTCTGCATTTCTTCAATTTCAATGTCAGTTAATCGTAGAACATTCCTTTGTACCCACTGTTTACTGAAGAACGTACCAACATATGCTTCTATTTGATTCAAAGTATTAATTCTGTCATTGAGAAG